TACATTATTCATATTACAAATTTAGTTAAATTAACGTATTATATGTTATTAGATAATTACTTGTATTTGTAATATCAATATTTGAAATTTGTAATAAACTTGCCTGTGTTTCATCTTTTGTATAATTAATAGTTGCATTACCTAACATATATGAATTGTTGGATATATTTACTTGAGCAGGGTCATTGTCTGTAGATTTCAATAATTTTGAAGCATTTAATATACCATTTGCAGTATCAAAACTTGATAAAGAACAATCTACATTTATTATATTATTACCAAAAATGTTAATATATTTTTGCATTATTAATGACAATAAACTTGGATAAGTTGTTGATGAACCATATTCAAACCAATCCGTTGCATTATATCCATTGCTTAATTGTATAATTCCTTTTTCTATTGGATATACTCCATAACTTGTATAACCACCATAAGGAATAGTTATATTTTTAACATATTCAATATTTGATGTTATATAATTATAATAATCTATTGTTTTAATTAATGGAGTAATTTTTAAACTAACATTACTTATTTGAACAAAATTTCCTGTCCCACCTTCTAAAGAATATTTAAAATGCAAACTTCCACTTAATGGAGTTATCGCAGTTTTTATAGTATAAGAATTAATATCGCTACCACTAGCCCCTGTATAAGCAGGTACTACACAAAATTGCGAAGTTGTTACCCAAGCAGTCCCATTCCACCAATATGAATAAGTACCGTCATATATTTGAATATATACAAAACCTCTAGGATAAGAACTCATATCTTGACCTTGAAATATCCAAGAGAATTCTAATAATACACCACTTGTTATTTTAGGGTATGATGTAGATTTAATTTCAAAATATGCATTGCTTCCTGTAGTTGTTCCTATATTTAATCTATATTGAGCAAATGCTTCTGTAGTGTTGTCTATTATAACTGCTGAATTGCCTAACCCACCATTAGCGTAAGCATTCCAATTACTTGCTTGATTACCAACGTAAGGTCTAAATGTGCTATTAGAAAAATAATTTTCAGAAGTTTCAACATTTACATTTGATTCAATCCTGTTATAACCTTTCTTTAATAATTTTGTTTGAGTATTATCTATAAAATATACTCCNCTTGTATTNCCAGTATAACCTTGTATTGTGCTTAAAGTATTTATTGTTCCACTTGAAACAACTGTTCCTGTATAATCATATTCAGTATAATATGCATTTATATTAGCAAATTCATTAACTGAAACTATCCACCATTTGCCACCNGCTTGAAAAANTCTACANCCAAATGATTTTACAATATTTGTAATAACATCAAGACTTGAAATATACACCCCATTTTCTATAAATGTTCTATAAGGCAAATATGATTGTATAAAAGGCTCACTATAACTATGCGTTGCTCTTGTATCCATACTAGCAGCATAATAAGAACATATGGTTTTTAAATTTAAATTAATAGGGAAACCAATAGAATTTAAACAATTATTAATATAATAAATCAAATTATTTATATTATTAATATTAACAGTTGCATCTATTTGTAATAAAATACTTTTAAGCATACCTAATCCATCTATTGCATTAAAAGCTAATTCTTTTCTGCCTGTTGTATAATTTAATCTAATACTATCGCATAAAACCCAACCACACCACTCTAAGTTTGTATCTAAAAATAATTTAGCAAAATATTTTCTATCATTTAAAGTTGTTAAATCTGGAATATTTGGACTTGTTAATCCAGTTGTTTCATCAGTAACATCCAAAATACAATTTAATTGGCTAACATATATTGATTCAAATGGGTCATCAGATGTTGGTATATATTGAAGATTTAATTCAATACCTTGATATTGTATTATGCTTCCGCTATAACCATCTTCTTGTAAATACAAATATGCTATTTTACCGCCTTTTGTTGCAAATGTTGCTTTATATTTATCTTGATATGACATTATGCTCCTCTTCTAAGATTTAATGAATAATTAGACCTTTGTAAAGCTAAAACTAAATCATTCCCTCTCAAAATAAATTGTCCATTATTTCCTCCGCCTCCGTTATTGCTCATTAATCCTGCATTAAATGTATTGTTTACAATATTCCCTAATTTATTTAAAGGTAATACTGCTTCACTTTGACCACCTTCGCCAATCATAGCAAAAGTTGGAGTGCTAACAATACCGCCTTCAGCCATTTTTTTAGGAGATGCTGAAGGATGCAAAGAATTTTTTAATACTGTTCCTGCTGCAACAGCTAAAACCCCACCTGCTAAAGCTACAGGCCATAATGCTGGGTCTTTTAAAGAATCAATAGCTAAACCTTCCATAGTAGCAAAGGCAATTAAAGCAGTTCCTATTTGTATCAATCCATTTGCAATTATATCTCCAATTGCTGAAAAATCAAAACTACCTGTTGAAATTGCATTACCTATTGTTTCTCCTAATGCTGTAAAACTTGAAATCATCATTTGGTCAATTATATCAGTAATTTTTTTACCAACACCTCCAAAAGCATTTAATTTATTATTAAGATAATCAAAAGCATTTGCTAAATCCATTAATGCTTTAGGATTGTTTGTAGCAACCATTATAGCACCAATTTCAGCCATTGCAATTTTTATGGCTTCTTTTTGTTTTAAATAATTCCCAGTGTATAATTTAGTTTCCGCATTTACTTGTCCTTCAATTGCTTTTATTCTTTGATTAGCAAAATATACTTGTGATTCATAAATTTCTTTAGCTGATTTTTCAGCTTCTTTTAATTTATCTTTATCAAAAATATCATTTTGTTTTCTATAAGCATCAATAAATTCTAATTCATTATTTAACAATTTTTGGTTTGTTATTTCTTGAATTTGTTTTATTGCATCACCACCTAATTTTGATTTTAATGCTTTTTGTTCTTCAATTTCACCTTCTTTTTTAATTATTTTATCACCATATTCATAATAACTATCAAGGTCATCTTTATAATATTTTTGCTTTTCTTTTAAATTTTGTAAATCAAGATTTTCAGTAAACTTTGGAGGTGCTTTTTCATTATCATTTTTATTATTAGAAGAAAATGGATTATTTAATGTTTGAACTAAAGCTGATTTATTTATATCTTCTAATCTTCTTTTTAATCCTTCTGCTTGAATAACTCTATTTTGAGCTTTTTCAATATCAGTTTCAGTCAAACCAAGCATATCTAAGATATGTAAACCTTTGCCTGAAGTTGATTCTATTTTATTTCTATCTTCTTCTATTTGTAATGTTAATTCAGCAATTTTTTTACCTGATACTTCTACTAATTGTTGAGATTTTAAAGCTTCAATATATGCATTTGATGCCCCAATTATTTGTTCAGTAGTTTTTAATTTTTTTGCTTCTTCTTTATTAACACTTTCTAATTCTATTTTTATTTCTTTTAATGCTTTTGCTCTTGTATTTTCTGCAATTGTATAATCAGTTGCAATAGCAACAAGACCTTTCATTGTTGTTATTTGACTATTATGTAAATTTAAAGCATCTTTAATTTCTTTGTTTGTATCAATTATACTTTTAGCAAATTCTTTATTTGCTTTTTCTGCATCAGATTCTTTTTTACTAAGTTGTTCAAATATCCCAATTGCTGCTGATACAACTAATACAATACCTGCTGGACCAGAAAATGCATCTAAAAGACCAGTTAAAGCATTTTGAAAACCGCCTTCTTGTGTTGCTAAACGAGTTAATGAATTACCAAACATTGTTAATCCATTCAATCCTTGAGTTAATCCACCTGCTGCAAATTCTCTTGTAATTCTATCAGCTTGACCAATGGCTCTAAAGTTATTATATGAATTTTGATTTAAATTATTTGTTGCATTGGATAATTGAATTTCTTTTTCAGCAGCANTAGCAGCAGCTTGAGCAAGTTTAGTTTGTTGAGCAGCTTCATCCGCAGCAGCTTTAGCAGCCATTTGTGCGGCTTTTTCTTGTTGAATACCCGCTTNTAAAGCAGCTCCACCTGCTTCATTCCAAATTTGCTTTAATCTTATTAATTCTTGTTGGTATTCAATTACTTGTTTTTCGTCAAATGCAGATTTTAAATATGATTCAGTTTTTCTAATTTCATTACCCACTGCAATTAATGCAGGGGTTAGATTATCATTTAAACCTAAATTAACCCCAAAATCAGCTATAGAAACTAAACTGTTAGATGCCATAATATTTTAATTTATTCCGTATAGTTCCAAAGTTCGTGAAAGTTGGTCACTTGATAAATATTGTTCTTCTTCAGGCTCTTCAATGTCATCTATTTGAGGAATATGCCAAAATGAAGTTATTGATTTGGGATGCTTGTCTGCACTATTACTTAGATATATAATATAGGCGAGGTTTCGTGTCCTCGCCCATTCATTTACTTCCCTTCTTTCCGTTCCCAAAACTATAATACTATAATCTTTCCAAGTCATCTCCCAAAATTCACTAGGTCTTATTCCGCACTCAGCAGCTTTTACTAGAATATCATCCCAAGTTAACTTTTTGAGGCTTTTTTTTTCTCGGTTTCTTTTGGACCACTAANATCAATATTAGTATTTGATAGTATGTATTTAAAATAATCTACCAATTGTCCATCTACTTTAAAAATTGAGCCTATTTCATCTATCCATTCGCAAACTTCATCTTCGGTATGTAAAATTTCTTCTTTTTTACTGATACAAGCTGACTTGTAACCAATATAAAAAAGTTTAATAATTACATTTATGTCTTTTTGTGAAGTAGCAAGAATTTCAAAATACTTTTCTAAAGTAATTTCGTATTCTTTGCAAAACTCACGCATAGCCCAAGTTCCCCACTTCAAATGGATTGTGTTGTTGTTCAGTCTTAATTCAAACATATTTTTTAGGTTTTTATGATGTTACTCTAGCTTGACTTAATGGAGGATTTACTACTTCAAAAGTTGCAGTAAATTTCACATCTTCTTTATCAGGAGCAGTTAAGTCCCAATTAGAAATAAACACTAAATCAGTAGCAGTACCACCATAAGTTACATTACCAGCGCTTGGACTTGATGGTCCCATTTTGATAGCAAACTTAGTCTTAGCAGTATGCAAAGAATAAAGCAAGTCATAAGAATCCTTACTTTCTGTTCCTGTTTGGTCAATTGCAAAACCTTCTGCTTTGATTGATTGTTTAAAATTTGGTCCTGGTTCGTAGTCATCCCCACATTTAGAAGATGCGTCGATTACGTTATTACTTGAGGTAATAGCGTTTGAAGTTAAACAAGCTACTACTGTGTAGGTGCCACTATTTGTTGCATCTGCGAATAATAGGTAACTTCTAGCTGATACTTTAGATTCTGCCATTTTATTAATTTTGAGTTATTGTTAAATTATATGTTATTAAAGTCCTAAAAACATTATCAAGTGGGTTTAAGGCTTGTAAATTTCTAATTCCTTCGACACTTAAACTTGATGCTTCCCATCCTGTTGGTAATGTTATCGTAGTATCAGAATTTATAGCATTTAAAATCAAATTGCTAATTGTTTCAGCACGTTTAAAGCCAAAGTTAGCATTTTTTGTAACAATGTCAATCATAAACACCAAAGTGTTTGTATAACCATTCTTGCCTTGTACTTGGCTTGATGTTCTGCCTGTTAAAATAAGATATTCATTTCCTGCGGTTACTGGTGCAATACCATCATAAACCCCTAAGCCAGTAGCTGAAGTTAAAGTAGTATAAAACCATTTTTTTATATCTACGTTAGGATTATACATTGCTTATTATTTTTTTCATATTTTCTATTAATGCCATTTTTTCCATCTCAAAGTTAGGTATTAAATAAGGTTGTGCATTCATCCCTGCTATTGATTTTTGCCCTTTAAATTGCATTGCATATTCTTCATATCCTGTTGGAATTGATACCCTAGTTCCTGTTCCAAATTCAACATAAGGAGCATATTCTAAAGGAGTAAAAACTTCCCATCCATAACCTTCATCGTCTTTTATTGGTCTTGTATTTATTGATGCTCTTAATGTTCCCATATCTACTGGACAATCCATTTTTGCTTTACTTTCAACATTTAAAGCTGCTTCTTTTACTCTATTGTTTATGTCATTATTAATCTTTTCACTATAATTTTTCAATTCAGTTATAAGTTTATCAATACCAAAAACATTCATTTCACTAGCCATAAAAATTGATTTCTAAAAAACGATGAGCATTATCTACATCATTTATTGATTGAATAGTGTACATTTTACCTTCTACATAAACTTGGTATTCTTCATTAATCACAGTTCC